CTGTAAAATTACCTAGGTTACTTGCTATTGCTTCTGAGTTTTGTGCTACAATAATAAACTGGCTAGTTGTATCTTTTGGATTAGAAAAAGAACAAGATGCCCATATTCTAGGTTGGGAAGAATCATCAATGACCGGGGGAGATGCATCATTAAGGGTAAAAGAAAGAACTATAGCACCTCCAGTAACAAGTTGATTAGTAATTACATCAACTCCTTTTCGTACTTGCCACTCGCCATTAATGTTCATTCTGCCGTTTCTGCTATCTGCAAGGATGCCCTGCTTTAATTGATCAGGTCTAAACCTATTATTAAAGCCAGAAAAGCCTGTATCAAACTCATCTATAAAGACAGAATCACCTGCACCATATCCAGAATAACGTGGCATATATTAACACTTCCAAGCTTTGCGAGACCAGTAGTTCGCTGAGAATTTATTTTTAGTTCCTTTTATGCCACCGCTTCTGGCACAATACGATCTTTTGCGATCAGGTTGACTAGACTTGATGCTCATATTAGCGTCACCAAATCTAACAATTTTTTCCTTTCCGCCCTGACAAGCTTTTACAACAGACTTCTTGCCCCCAGACGTTTGTCTACGGGGCTTGTTGCAAGCCATTTTACTTTTGTCTATTTTAGCCAAATTTACTTTTTGCGCTTAGTCATTTTTTTAACCATTGGTCTTTTCATTCCTCTGGCTTTTGCTGCTTTTGAAGGTCTTCCGACCTTACTTCCGTATGTACCTTTTCCGTATGGCATAATTATTACTTTCTTTTTAGTGGTTTTACTCTACGGGGTTTCCCTGCGGGTTGCCCTAAATTCTTTTTTTGTGAAATTCTTGATCTCTTTTCTCCTTTGGTCATTTCAGATGCAGTCTTTGGGGTCTTTGAGCTTACACGCTTTGATGGTCTGCAATAAGGTGTTCCTCGCTTTTCTCCCTTTCGTCTGCCGCAAGGCTTCCCTGATCGGACATCTTTCCAATCTTCCTTGAACCATCTTTTCAGGTTTAATCCTGCTTGAGTCTTGCGAACCGCCATTTAAACTTTCTTTCTCTTGCTGTTGCCCCAATTTTTTGCTCCTACCTTTCTGCATTTAGCAATAGCACCTGAAGCATACGCAGAAGGAAAAACCTTGTAGCGCGCCTTAACTTTATGATAACAAGCGTCCTTCTTACTCATCTTACTGGCTTTCTACTCATTTTTTTACCACTTCCGGGGTTTCGTGGTTTTATATTGTGTGACTTACCATCGCATTTCGGCATGGTACTAGATTTTCCGCAGTTACATTTTTTCATATAATTATTTTACTTGAGATGATCCAAAATAAAACCCTACAATAGCTAAGGCTGTCTGTCTTACTTCTGGTAGTATGAGATAACCCTGAGTATGCACAAGTTTTGAGCCTGTAAATAGCCCTAGAAAGCCTTTTCTTTCTTCCTGAAGGGTAACCCCTATGTCGGTGAACGCAAAGACCGCAGGGAGGGCTACAATGGCTATTAGGACGCTTACAGTAATTAGTCTACGCATCCATATTCCTCCACGAGCAGAAGCTTTATCTGCTGAAGTATCTGCAACTGTTTGCTTTTGAAGCATTTGTTCAAATAATCTTGTTTGACTTTCGGCTTGAGAGGCTATCATCTTCATTATAAAGCCAGATACACCTCCTCCGAGCATTGCTATTAGTTCTGGGGTCATCGTTTTTTTCTGTATATATAGTAATAAGCTGTTGCTAATGAAGCTACACCACCACAAAGATAAGCGATTGCTTGTGCCAAAGCACTAACATCCGCCATATTAAAAGCTGTTAGTTCTGCCAAGAGAACTATTCCCCATATTTGTCCTTGTGCTATGATATGCTCTTCCATTTTAGGTTAAAAGTCTGGAGCTAGTATGACAGTCCATCCGTTGTTTCTTAAAGTAGTTGCGTCAGCGTTACCAGTTGCCGAAGCATTTGAATTTCCTCCGCCTATGCTTATTTTGTTAGGATTTGTAAATGTACCTACCTTTGCAGCAAACTTAGATAAAATAAGATCTACTTCAGCTTGAGATAAACCACAAGTTCCTGCATAAAATTCTTCAATTGTTGTTGGCACATCAAAGTCAGAAGCTACTGTTAGGTCATTTGCTAGTCCTTTTAAATAATTCGCTTGTCCGCCATTACCAACATGATAATATTCTATAGGAGTGCTACTTAAATCTGGTATTTCCCCAGTAAGCATAATTCTAGGATTTTGTGTATTTGCAACAACTCCGTCATCCTGACCATAGGCACTGTATCTTTTAATATTTGGACAACTAGAAATGTCGTGAATAGCTCCACGAAAGCCGTTCTCTTTAATTACATAATTAGTAATACTACTTAGCCTTGGGATTGGCAAATCTCCTACAAAGTTGTTATTAGCGATAAATAAACTACCGCTTGCTGTTACTCTAGCAAATTTTCCTTCAATTGAGTTCCCGGTAAAATTTATATTACTGTAAACACTATCCATATCAGGAGTCATTCTGCGAGTGATTCCCATATCTTTTAAGTTAATGCTATATTGACTATCTCTTAAAGCATCCCACCAAAAAGTTAAATTTTCTAAATCTTTTATGTCAGAACCTGCAACAAATGTACCAGTGTACCTATCAACAAGGCTGATAGTTATTTGATCCCCTGCTGTTAGTCCAGTATAAGTGTGAGAAGTTCCTGAATCAACAGTTCCGTCTCCCCAGTCAACATTTCCACTACCACTGCGAGTCCAACTTACAGTTTTAGTGCCACTTGCAGGAGCAGTAAAAGTAAGCAAAGGATACCTTGCTGGATCTGGCGTTGGTAAAGAATCTATGCTGTTTGACCCCAATGCATCAAATCCATGCATAGGAGACAGTAGTGATTCCTGCATCAAACCGCCAACAGATGTTAGCTGTTCGGTTTCCATTAGTTAGTCAGTTCGGATGCAAATACAATAGCAGTGCCACTAGCAGAAATAAACTGAGCTTCACGAGCTGCTTCAACGCTTAGTGTGTACGCACGACCTGCATATAGTTTGTGACCATTTGTAGTTGTTGGTGTTGATCCATCAATTGTCATAAAGACATCATTGGATTGAACATCAAAAGAAACAGCTTTTGTTCCTTTTTCAAAAGCAGAAAAAGTAGCAACTACAGTAGCAGTTGGGCTTAGCCTTTGTGATGTAGCACCATCAGTAGGTTTTAGGTATAGGTTTACAACGTATGAGTTCATTGATTATCGGGATTGTCTGTTGACGTAAGTTGATATTTTTTTGCCAACAGAATTGTTATTAGAGAGAATTTCTATTTTATCTAGCTCTAGGTCTAAGAAACCTTCAGCTCTGCGTTCTTCTGCAAGTGCTTTTTCTATTTGACCATCCATACGAAGAAAATCAGCATATGCAGCATGAGATATGTAGTAAAAAAATTCTAGTGGAATACTGGTGTCAGTAGTTAGTGTACTGCCAGTAGTTGGAGTAAATTCTTTTTTGTATGTAACATATACATCTCCGTTACTACTGCCTCCGACTTCATTCATTATGTGCGCTCCACTAGCGTCCACAAAAAAATCATACTCTATTTCAGAGTTGCGAAGAAATGGTTGATTACGATGTATTCGTAAAAATTGACCTATATTATTTTTACTGGTCTGTGTAAAAGGAACAACACTGTTTGTTGTATCACGGGCTTCTCCTACAACTAAATAGCGGGGCCAGATTTCTGAGGTGTCAAAAGCTTCGTAGAATCTGCGATTTACAAAATTAAGTATATATGTTGTTTCTTCGTCTGTAAAAGAATTTACACCCGCAAGAGATTTAACTAAATCAAATAATTCAATATATGATTTATTTTGCATTATATTTTATTAGGGCTTAAATCGCTATATTTTTTATTATAATACTTTAAAAATTCTTTAGAGTGAACGTGTTCAGTTCCATACTTTTGAATCATTCTAAAATAATCGCGGGCAGGTATAGTAGCAACGCACTTGCCTAGCACTGGGTGCGTTTTACCTTTTTCTTGATTTGCTTCTTTCCGGGCTGTGTTTACACGATATTTTTCCGTAGCTTGTTCTTCTTTAAAACTACGTTTTATTTCATCAACAAAAGCAGCATCAATTGCTTCTTGAGAAATTTCGTGAGGCTTGTGCAGTATTTTCATAATAAAAGGAGGGGGGGCTTTCGCCCCCCGACCAGAATTATTTAAGCTTGACCTTGAATAAGTCCGTGAGCCTGTGGGTGATAAACACCTAAGGTTAACGCACAATCAACGATACCGCGCTCACCGCCACCAAGATTAGGTAGGCGAGAACTTCCCATTGGGATTAACTCGTGTATACCATAATACTCTGGGTTTACAATGAAACCTGCTCCAGTATTTCCTGTAGTACCAAAGTTTGGCATACAGACTGGATTTCCGTTTACGATTGAAACAATGCCGTGATCGCTTTGATAAAGCTCAACAGAGAGCTTAATTTGAGCAGATCCACCATCGTAATTTACGTCACGGATGCTAGTTTCACCAGATGGTTGTAAGCGAGCAAAGTCACTTACTGTCCGGCGAAGACCTGTGTTAGCAACCAAAGTAAGGTTGTTTACACTACCATTTACTTCGTAAATCGAGGAAATAAGATCATTGAACTTAGTCTCGTTAAACGCAGTACTTGTATCATCAGCTTGTGTATAGATGCTAGTGTCAGGAGTTTCAAAACCAGATGGAACTCCAACGGCAGCAGCAGGGCTGTTATCGAGGTAAGCAGCAAGACCATTCATCTTATAAGGAAGAAGAGCAGTAGCTTGTTGCTTTTCGTTAGTTGAGCAAAGAGTTGCTTCAACGTCACGTTTGAGTTCACGGATGGCTTTGGCTTCTGCCTGAGCAATCTTAGCGGGACCGACTGAATCAACGGCTTCTTGTAGTTCCGAAACTTTATAGTCGCGGCGGAACTTTTGGGTGAAGTTGCCCATACGAGCGCGACCTGCAAATTGGTCGGTGTATGTAACAACATCTTCACCTTCTACAATGCCTGTAGTTACAGGTGCGGATAGAACATCAACAGTCCATTCTGTATCAGTTGCTGTAGCTTTCTGCTTAGAAGCAGAGGAAAGGATCGGAGTTTCTTCAGGAGCAAGGATAGTCAAGACATCTGTCAAGTCCTCACGATTGGAAACAGCCGACCCCGGATTAGAAACATCGTATGTATTTGAAAACGACATAATATTTTACTTTCTATTTTAGGATTATCGGTTTGATAGTTGTAGGGTTCTTAACTTAACGAAATCATTTGCGTCTCCAGTATTTTTAAACTTAGAATGATAAGCTATTGCTTTCTTTTTAGCAGCACTAGATCTTGCAGGTTTTGCAGCACTCGAAGTTACCTTCGGTGGATCTAACGGAACATTTTGTTTTGCGGGTGTACTACTTTGAGGCAGGACTTTTCTTCCATACAAGCTATTAGCAGCATGAGCCAATAGATATGGCATTTGAGCTTTTAGTTCTGGAGTTGCCGATTTAAGCGAATTAGTTAAACGCGGATCGCGTAACATTGCATCATATTTTGCTTTTACTTCACTTTTATCTTCAGACATCCAAGTTAACTCTTGTCTGGCACGTTGTTCAAAACCTTTTTTAAGCTGAACACCTTGCGCCTCTGCCTTAAGTTGATTGTACTGCATTGGCAGATATTTTGTTTTTGACTTTCTAGCATTTAACAACGCGTTTCTAACGTCTTTTTTAGTCAAATCTTGACCATCTACGCTAGTTACGACATCAGTTGCTGAATAACTATCTGAATCAAACAAAACCTCTTCTGCCCATTCAATAACATCCGTTAACTCTTTAGCTTTTGCTTTTAATTTTGCAGGATCTTTTATATCCTTGTAAGGATTATTTTTAATGTCCTCTTCTGAATAATTAACTTGCTTGCGTTGAGATAACTGCTTTTCTAATTGAGCAGCTTTTTCTTCTGCAGCTTTACGCTTGGCTGTAAGTTCACCAAATCTAGCAACAGCTCGTGAGCCTAGTTTTTCAGAGAGTTCTTTTAACTCCTTATCGGACATATTGTCCAAGTCTGCTACCTGAGAAAGAACATTAGGATCTGTTTCTTCGGACTTTGCTTCGTTCTCTTGGACTTCGTCCTGAACTTCGCTTACCGCTTCATCTTTTCCTTCTGAATTAGCGTTACCACTCAATCTCCTATCAATAAAATCTTGTTCAGAGATATTCGTTGGTTCTTCTACTGTATTTTTCGCTGTGTTTTCAACGGAATCAGCGTTCTCCGTTTTGATTTCGTCTTCCATAGTTTCCACTCGTTAACGCCTGAGCGATGGCGATATTTATATATTATCATATATATCAACCCTTATACTTTGGGATTGATATTGCGAAGAGATTCTTTATAATCACACATCTCTAGTATCTGGTCATAGGATAATATTCTACCAGATATTTGTTGAACCTTGTGAGGTTCTGCTTCATGCAAGTCTGCTATTTGTTCATCCTTTAATGTTTCGATGAACTGAAGAAAACGCACAAAAGAACCATGCGTTACTAAAGAGTTTATGTCTGTTTCTATATCTATATTCATTGTGAAAGTTCTTCGGCATATTTTCTGAGCGCATCAACAAGCTCATCAATTCTTTCCGTTACCCCAGTTTTATCGTTGGGGTCATAACCTTTCACACCTTTTGTATATTCATCTGCAGCTTCTAAGAAATTACCTTCGTTTATAAACTTTAATGTTTTTGGACTTTGTAATATAAGCGTTCTATACGCTTCACTAATTAAAGGAATTTTTAAATAAGAAGGAAAATCTTCAATGTCTGGTATTTTTTTAATTAACCTATCATAATGCTCTTCAAACTCTAAATCAAATCTTTCGATTGCTTCTTCATCTGTCATACCATTTTTCTCAAAGTAATCTTGCTCTGCCTGATCTTTCATTTTAAATCCATAAGCAAGTGTTTTTAAGCCACCTTCAAAACTTTCATGCGGAAACCAGAGTCCTTTTTCTTCATCCCAACCGCCATTTGGATTATCTTTACTGTTTTCCTTACTCATTAAGTAAGTTTTAGCCTCTGATATATATTCTCCCCTTGGATCATCTTCTATGTTGTCTGGATCTGTATCTCCGTACATTAAGATTTCATCGTCTGAATCAGGAAAAACTTCTTCCTTAACAGATGTTGGATTTAGAGCAGCCTCCATATCTTTTTCTCTTTTTTTAGCATACTGAGAAGTAGACATAGATTTAGATGGTTTTATTTCTGGAGCTTGCTCAAACAGCTCGTCTAACTCATCTTCAGTTAAATTTTCTAATTCTTCGTTACTTAGAGAAGTATAATCTATTTTGTTATTCATGTTACTCAGCGTTTGCTGGGGCAGTATTTACTTGACCCATTTTCGCGGGTGCAGTTCCAATCTTTCCAATTTCTGCGTTTTGAGCTTGTTGTAGTTGGAAGTTATACTGCGAAGTATACTTTTCAAGTCTTGCCTTAAATGATTCATCTTGTTGCAAGCGTTGTTGAATATCTGGCTGTTGAACATATTGTTGAATTATTTGCATTGCAGCCTGCGCTCCGTTAGGACGAGCATTAAGCTCAATACCAGAGTATATTTTAGCAATATCATCTGTTACATCTTTTTGTATATTTTCTGCAGCTTCTTCAGCAGGGTTAATAGCACCATCTGCCAAAACTGGATCAATTGCTGAAGCGGCAATCTCAAGTAATCTATCTATATTAATACGACCATTTCTGTCAATTTGAGTAAGATTAACCATTTGATTAAGCTTTTGCTCTTGTGTTTTAGGATCAGAATTTAAAACGTCATAATTTACTATTATGTCAAAATCTTCATCTGGGTCGCCCTTGTTAATGGTCATTTCTTCAGACACGCCAGTAACTCTAAAAAACACAGAGTCAGGACCGAACCTTTGGAAGCAACGATAAGCTTGTCTTAGAACCTCGGCAGAATGATTTAAAAATTTATCTACCAAAAACTGTTTTCTTACCTGACCTAAGCTACTTTCATCTAGACCTATTAGTCTGTCTGCTTGCTCTTGGAGTGTGGTTTCAATCTCCACAGAACCAACCGGCGAAGGAGGACTCGGAGCAAACTCAATGTCGCCTTTCCTGCGATATGGTATAAAGCGACCGGGACCGTACTCACGAGGTGCTTGACCTTTTGGATGCATAAGCGGAGGCAACGTAGCCCAACTGTTACGATCAATCCTAGAATCTCTTTCAATTTTAATTTGATCTTGGATGCCTCGAAGTAAGTACGAAACTGTAGGAGTATCGTAAAGCCTTTTACTATCTTCTGATAGGCGAGTGACAACAACTGGGTAATCTTCATATCCATTTAATAATTCAAATTTAGCGTATGGTTGTGTAGGCTCTCCGTTAATTGAGTTAAAGTTTCTATGAAAAATTGTTTCGTAAATACCCTCAGAACCATCTTCTGGGTCAATTAATCTCTGATAGCCATGAATAATTTCAACAAGTTCTTCTGCTGTTTCGGTAGAATCGTTAATTGCGATATTAGAAGCAGGCGTACTTGAGCTGTCTCTTTCTATTGTATCTCCAGATACTCCGCGATAATGTGTTATCACATATTCAACAAATCCTTCATCCCATCCATCAGTTATTACTTTATTCTCTAGCTCCTGAGGAGTATAGAATGTTCTCCAAAAACAGAAAGGAGATCGTTGTGGATCTGTTACATAAGAAGGAAAAAAGAAATCTCCATCTGGAGAAAGAGTTTTAACATCTGGTGCATCTACCTCTCTGCGAACTATAGGAAGTTCTGCTACTCCTTCATCAGTTAATTGTTTTATAGCTATCTTAGCTTTTTTATCTGTAACTCCGGGGAAAAATTGCTTTAGAAGATTTGTCATGTCTTCTTCACCAAACCCTTGTGCTACAGCTTCTGCTAAGTCTGGAGCTATTGCTGCTATTT